TTAGACTTCCGACGAGAGTCGGGAAACGGTTCCAGGAACGGTTTCGCTGACCTCCGCAAGATCCTCGACGGATTCTGGCCGCTTGGTTTGCGCCAGAATAAGCTGCGTCTGCACACGATCGGATTCGATGGCCGCAATCTGCCGTGAAAAGATGATGAACCAGCCCAGAAACATCATGCCGGCAAGAGCCTCGACGTTCGTCAACGTGTTACGCCCCGCCAACCACTGGAACCCGGCAAGAGCCCCGATCACGATAGCTAGGTCTGAAATCACATATACTACTTTTGAAAGCTGCGGGGCCAGCCAAGGCAGCGCGATCATCAGCACGCTCATCAGGCAGGGAAGACCGCGGGCGAATACGTTGTGCAGAATCGGATGCGGCGTGTAACGGAACATGCCGATGCCGATGAAGGCGATGCCTGCGAGCGTCAGCATGGTCGATAGCAGAAGAATCCGCGCCTTGAAGTGTTTGGGAGCTTCTTTTTCATCGTTTGCAGACAGATACTGCATCTGCAGACGGTGCGTGGTGATGAGCTCCGAAATCGCGAAATAGCTGATGATGACGATGCAGACGCCGGCCAACATCAATGTCGAATTGAACATACGAGCAGCAAAAGTGGTTCGATCGCCCAATTGGGAGAAATTGTTGTTGTACCAGTATGGATCATCGGACGTCAATCCTGCGATGCTGACACCGGAAACCACGAAGAACGGCAGCAAGGATGCGATGGTCTTGGCATTCATGAGTTCCGCCTGTACGAACGTGACATAGCCTACGACCCCCGAGATCGCGGCGCAGAGTGCAGTCAGATAGCCTTTTAACGTGCGCAACCCCATCATGTTGCTGGCAATGGAAAGCAGCATGAACGCCGTGACGAAAATGGTCGACGCGTAGACCACGGACAAAGCGAGTATCTCGAAGATACGGCGAATAGGAATGGTCCAGCCATGTTTCAACGTCATCGACCTGGAGTTGCGCGCATACCCCAAGGTGAACGAGATGACTCCACATCCCGCGGTGATTCCGGCACACACGGTGAACAGGCGTTGGGTGACACGCCAGATGGCGGGAGCGAATTGCAGATATAGGCCCATGGCGATCCATGCAAGAGTGGCGCATGCCATGAAGGAAATGATGCCTGAAGCCTCGGCTTGCTGATGACGTCCCATGCGCGTTCCCTCCAGTATTTGCCATTCTAGCCTGTCGTTGTCCTACCATACGCTACAATAGAAACTCGTGTTCACCTGCCACGTGCGGGAGTGCATGAACGGGCTGTAGCGCAGTTTGGTAGCGCGTCTGCTTTGGGAGCAGAATGTCGCAGGTTCAAATCCTGTCAGCCCGACCGGAAGCCTTGGAAACATTACGTTTCCAAGGCCTTATTTTTTCTTGGCCGTAGGCTATCGACACGATTCGACACGATGACCGCGCAACCTCCGCGTCTAGACGGTCTTCAACTGTTCAGCGCGCAGCTCGCCAATCGCGTCCGCCACATCGTCCAATCGTTCCGGCCAGAGAGCCGTGTATGTGTTCAGCGTGATGCTGGGTGAAGAGTGGCCGAGCTGCATCTGTAGGGTCTTCACATCCGCGCCTTGAGCAATCGCAAAGCTCGCATAGCTATGCCTCAAACTATGGATGGTCACGCCCTCGTCCTCCATGCCGGCCAGTCGGACGGCCTTTCGCCAGACACGCGTCCGCCACGTGTTCGTCCACAGGTTCCCGCCTCTTGCCGCGCGGAACAGCCAGTCGTCGTCGCCCATGCCCTCCATCTGCCGTTCGATGGACGGTATAAGGAATCTGGGTATGGCGATGCTGCGCGGTTTGCCGTTCTTCGGCGTGCCCAGTACAAGCCTGCCTTTGCCGTCGTCGGTCCAAGTGCGGCGGATGCGCGCCCTGCGTGATTCCACATCCACGTCGCCGCATTTGAGTGCCAGCGTCTCGCCAATGCGGGCACCGGTGTATGCCTGCCAGCGGACGATCAGCCCGTCTACCGGCCGTCCTGCCCGTTCGGCCATGCCGGCCAGCAACTCCACCTCCTCGACGGTAAGGAACACCATGTCGTCATCGGATTGCGTGATGCGCGGCACGGTGACCTTTTCAATGGGGTTCTCTCCGATCCAGCCGTGCTCCAAAGCGAATTCCATGACACCGCCCATGACGACCTTGACGATGTTGCGGATGCTGCGTGGACTCAATGGCTTCGATTCGCGATCGTCCTGCAGTTCGGCGGGATACCCGCCTTCGGTGAGCTGCGTGACCCACTGTTGCAGTTCGTCGCGTTGGATTTCCCTCAGTGTGCGATCGCCCCACTTGGGGTTGATATAAACGCGCAATTCGCGGCGGTATCTGCCCAAAGTGCCCTGTTTGATATCCATCTTGCCGTCCGTCCATTCGGAGGCAACGTCCCGGAAGATGCGTAGTTCCTGCTGCGGGTCGCGGTATTTGCCGCGTCTGATGTCGTCCTCGATGGCCGCTGCGTATTCCTCAGCGTCACGGAGCTTGGCGAAGTTCCGTGATTTCTGGACGCGTTTGCCGTCTCGAAGCGTGTACCAGCGGCATCTCCACCGTGAGCCTTGGCCGTACAGCGCGGACCGCCATTTGCCGGGCACATTGGCTTTCATCGGATCCTTCGCATTGGCCAGCGACTGTTTCGCGGCCCTGCTGGGCGGGTTGCCGTCCTCGTCGTTTTTGAGCCATCTGTCGTCTACGAACGCTCTGGCCATGGTTGTCTCTTTCCGAGGATCCGCGCTACACTGTGCGTGGAACCTCATTTTGGTGAAAACGGAAATGCTGATTGTTGGTTCCTTGGGTTCCGTCCGACTGTGTTCGGGCGGAACCCTTTTTGTTTCCCGTCGCGGTATGTGGACGCTGAGCTTCTTTTATTGCACGCACACGCCGGAATCGTAGAGCAGCTGCCGGTAGTCGGACAATACCTGTACGGTCACGCCCAATTCCACGGCCATCATCCACGTGTTACCTTCGTACACTTCCTCGGCCATGCCGTAATCCACCGGTGAGATCAACGCCAGCGCGGTCTCCCTGCGGCAACGGCGCTCGCATTTTATTCCGTATCGTGTACCGCATCCTGGGTCATGGTGTCTGGCGTGTATGAGCTCGTGGCACAACGTGCAGCGGCGTTGGCGTTGGTTGAGCCAGTCGGCCAGCAGGATGAGCCTGTGCCGGTCGTCGTACAGGCCGCATATGTCGCGTGGGAGGTCGCGCGATACGATTGACAGTCCCATGGATTCCGCGCTCCGATGAAGGTCCGCAACGGTCTTGTTATCCACATTCCTCTCTTCCGAAAGTATTGTTTTTCGAGAAGTACTTTTTTGCTGTTTGTCAAGTTCTGTTTGACAGTTGGAGTGTCGTATGTGATATTTGAATCAGCTCATCTACCAAGTTGTAGAAGGAGTCTCCGGGGTCGCTGCGGCGGCCCTTGCTTTTTATTGAATGCAATTCCCGTCCAGGCTTGACTGATCGTATTCTTTCAGCAGTTTGTTGAAGCTGTGGTCATGATCGACGTAGTAGGCGGTGACCAGCATGCAGTAGCCTTTTTCCTTATGCGGTTCCAATACGACTAGATACCGTTCTGGTTCAATGAGGATATACAGCCTATCGCGGCCATGCTTATGCTTCCTCCAGATTAATGGCGCATCGCATGTTTCATAATGGCATTGCGGGCAATCCTTTGCGTCGTCAATCGTCTTTCGTGGAAACCTGATTCGTTCGCATCTACGCAGATCAACGTTCCTGTCACCGGTCGCGTGGTCTTCGACGCTTGTGATGTGGAAGAACCCGGCCCATTTTCCGTCGGTCTCCTCTCTCTGGCGGCGCACGGAGACCCTCAGACCGTCGAATGATGGGTGTGAATCTATGAAGTCCTGCCTGAAGATTGCGTAAATCCTATCCTCGTATACGGCGAAGTCTTCTATCGGGGATTTGGGCACGAGCTCCGGTATCCAATGCGGTGTCATGCGTTCCGTCCTTCCCAGACGAAGATGTTGAACTTTCGCGTGCCCAGGGTTGTTGACTGGGTGAGACGGAGCTTTGATTTCATGCGTATGTAGTCGATGATTTCAGCTTTCGCGCCCGATGGTTGGGGGATGGTCGTCCGGTTCGCCCTGCAGACGGCCCCGTTGATCACATCGGTGATCTGCATCATCTGCACTTCGTCCGAACGGATCGGCTGCACTTTCTTGATGCACTCGTGGTTGAAGTCGTAATGGCTGTTCGCCAGCACTTCCTCAAGTTTCTCGGTACGTTGCGCGGAATGCGTGTCCTTGATGTCCACGTACACGTTGTAGGTGTTCGTGGAGTCGAACAGCCTGTTCAACATGGTGAAATACATCTTGTAATACCAGTCGTTGTGCGACTGTGACCATGCCTCATGGTTCAGGCGCGTCTTCTTGGCCACCAGAACGCGGAACCTCATGTCGTCATCCAGGAAGAAGCAGTTCAGTAGGTCCTTGTAAAGGTCGATTTTCGGCATGCTGGCCTTCGTCCACTTCACTTCCGTACGTGACTTGACGCCGTAACGTGCCTTGATCTGGAGGATGTTTTCCGTGATCTCCTGCTTTTTATCCTTGGGGATGATGAGGGCTCCAAGGACCATGACATCGCTGTCGTCATGTTCCAGATGACAGCTCTCGTCACAATACAGGTTGTATTCGGTCATTCGTGTTCCTTTCAATCCATCAATCGTCAGGCGTCTCGGCTTCGAGGCGTGCGTTCGGATCCCTGTTTGCGGCCATGTCATAGTCTTCGGGGTGCGCGGCGATACGGTCGATGAGATCATCGGTGATCTGAGACTCGCGCTCGCGGGCTTCGTAGGCGCGGGCGGCTTCGCTGGAGATTGATCCACAGGCTGCCGCGACCAGTGAAAGAGCGTCCGGAAGCCCAAAGAGTGGAGCGAGTCTGTCTAACTCGCTGATTGCCCAACTTCTTTTACCGAGTACTCGGTCGCTGATATAGCCTTTTGATCGTCCTTCAAGGGCCTTGGAGAGGTCGGCCTGGGTAATGCCATTGGCTTCCATTGCTTGGCTGATATATTTGCAAATCACCAGATCGGTGCGTGTTGTACTGCTGTCCATAGCGATGACTGTATTCGAATTTTCGGGAAGTTACATCTTTACACCGTTCGGCGTGTCGAATTTGCCATACCGAATATTCGGGAGTACATTGAAAGCATGTTCACCGAATATCCGGTAAACGTCGAATAAAGTCCCGAATATTCGGGGAATGGAGGTGATGTGACAAGCAATGAATACGTGACACAGGCAATAAAAGTCAGGATGGCTCGACTTGGAATCACTCAATCCGGCGTCGCCGACGCAGTTGGAATCAATCGGGTCGTCATGAATCGATATATGCGCAATCAACGGGAATGGCCGATTCGCGTTCTCGACAAGATTGCTCCGGCATTGAAATGGCAAGACGGTCTTGACATCTTCATTGCAGCAAATTCAGAAGAAAAAGAACCGCAATCGGCGCTCGCCAAATCATGAATCGAAAGGAGAATCCGAAATGAGCATCAATATTCCGGCCGAGACACCGGATGAATCCACGAACCCGATTTCCGTTGAGGAGTTCGAACGCCTGCACCCGGCGATGCTGGGCGCGATAAGAAAAGCCGTCCGCGAGGAACCAGCTCGAACGGTTATCGGAACAGTGGGCGACGACAGGAGGAGCCACCTGTCCAGCCTTGACCTGCGAGGAATCGGCATCGAGGTCGGACGGCAGTTGTCGGCCCGCGACATGACGACTGAAGTCATGGGCTCGATTCTCGAGCACATCAATCAGGCCGCGGACCGACTAAGCACGGAGATACAGGAACTCCGTTCAGAACTTATCCGAGAGCACGTCGAGACAGTAGGCGGCGGATGCCATGGAAGCATCCATCGAATCGAATCCCTTGGCGAGGAGGGAAAGCCCTTGGCACAGGGCTCTCATCCTCTCGTCGGGATCGGACGTTTCAGCGGCCTTCCCGAACACGGCGCTCGCCTTCGCGAAATCGGATCCATTGCTCATATTCTCACCTCCCTTCTTTGCGTGGGTCTGCTCATTCTCCCACTCGGCAGGAAGGGCCTCAAATGAGAGTGCTTCGAAAAAGCAAGCGGCGCTCGCCGAAGAGTGAATCGAAAGGAGAATCCGAAATGAGGAAGATGAAGAGATCCGATGTCCGCGAGTGGATTCCAGATGAACCGCTCGAACGGGTCGACTTCGGCAATGGTTGCACGGGGATGGATAAGAGCATTCCGAAAGAGCCGGGGAACGCTGGCGATTTCAAGCGTCTCATCTGGAAATGCCGCGCCATCGAAGCGGACGGAGGGCCATGCCTTGATGTGCTTCCATCCGAATACTGGATTGACGACGTGAAGCAGGGCGACTATTTCGATGTGGTCACCGACGAATCAAGTTACGGCCCATGCAGCTTCGGTGATGCGTGGTTTTATCTCGCTGGCGTTGATGCGGGATGGCATCTCGCCCGCAGGAAGCGTCATTCCGGTTTGTGTGCGACCTTGCGTGGCATATTCGATTCGTTGACTCATCGCCACGAGAACGCGACTGATGCAGAACCGTTGGTTACGGCCTCGAAGCCCTCTCGCGAATCTGCCAAACACTCTTCGAGCTGCGGTTCCACGCCTCCTTCTTTATCTCGGTCAGAGATACACGAATCTTATGACTGCGCGACATGTGGGACGACCGCCACTCAATCTCGAAATCATCGGGAAGTAGCAGCACCGCATTCTCGCCGGTGAAGCCGGTATGGCAGATCTGATTCGGTCTCAACCGCTTGGCCAACAGCGGCGTATAGGGGCTTGTTCCGAACGTTGCCTGAGGTGGGATTCGGACGTCATACATCGTCAGAGGTCCAACAAGCCGGAAATACACGATGCTGTTCGACGTGGAATCAAGAAAAGGCTCCAAATCGGTTTGGGACAAATCGTCCCTACGGCGAATGGAGTGGATTTGAAACTGCTGCAGAACGTTCCACGCCAAAGACGCTCCGGCGATGATGGTCGAAGCCCAGCCTGCCGGATCCTCAAGAAAACTATTCACAAACTCGATTCTAGGGAGAATCCAATGAACAATGAAATCCAGAAGTTCGATTTCAAGGGCGCCTCATTGCGCACCCTGACCGATAAGGCGGGGGAGCCCTGGTTCGTCGCCAAGGACGTATGCGACATCCTCGGGACAGATACAAGGGACTTACACAAGATTCTTGAGTCTGATGAAATCACCAATGTGGATAGTATCCACATTGCTCAGAATGGCGGTAAAGCTCCGCTCATCATCTCCGAGCCTGGTCTTTACCGTCTTGTGATGAAGTCTCGGAAGCCGGAGGCCAAGGAGTTCCAGCGTTGGGTGACGCATGAGGTGCTGCCGTCCATTCGCAAGCACGGCGGCTATATGGCCAGCCAGGAACGGATGACACCGGAACAGATGGCGTTGGCCAGCATGCGATGGCTGCAATCCAAGGTCGACGAACAAGCCAAACAGCTCAAAGCCCAGGAAGGCAAGGTCCTGTTCGCCAACGCGGTCGAAACCGCGAGGACGTCCATCCTTGTGGGCGATTTCGCGAAGATCCTGAAAAGCAACGGCATCGACATCGGCCCACGGCGCCTGTTCGCCTGGCTCCGCGAGCATGGATGGCTCATCAAGGCCAAGGGCTCCAGTTGGAACATGCCCACACAGAAGGCGATGGACCTTCACCTGTTCGAGATCAAGGAGACGACCATCAGCCACTCGGACGGGCACACCACGATCAACAAGACGCCGAAGATGACCGGCAAGGGGCAGACGTATTTCGCCAAACTGTTCCTCGCGAAACCAACACAGGAAGCGGGTGCGTGATGAGTGAGACATGGCTGCCGGCATGCATATCGCTTACTGCTGGCTTGTTCAGTCTTTCCCTGGCTTTGCTTCGGATCCTCGTCGATCTTGATCCGATCGGTTGGATCCTGTCGTTGGGGGAGTGTCAAGAGTCCGGGAAAGCGGATGCAGTCGGGGATGTGCAAATAACCATAATCCCAGTCTCGAATGTTCGAACCGGTATCTCGTCAGAGTTGGCAAATGCCGTCTCGTTTCCGGTATCGGATGACGCGGCTGTTCCGGGAGCGACCCATGAATCGAATAGGAACGGAACACGCGGCGCATCAAATGCGTCGGCTGCTTCGTCCAATGGAGGCGTATCGCTATGACATCGGCTTTCTCATCGGCGTGCATGATGATATACGCGCGGTCGGCCGCTTTGAATTGCGCGATGCTGCTCGGAGTCATGAACTCGGTGTTGTCGCCGATGGGTCTCAGGAGCAGGAAATACGCCTTGCATCCAATCCCCTCGATTGAGACGTCGTACGCGTCGCCGTCACCGGAATTGTACACGGAGCAGACGGAATCCGGCTCGGCCTCGTCTCGAGACTCCAACCAGTCAGAAAATCCGGGCACCGTTGAGGAAATCGGTAATTCAGGATTCGTCGAGTGTTCCAGCAGGGTCCAGTCCGCCTGCGGCCTGTTATGCCATGGCCACCAAACGGTCAATCCGGCGCCAAACAGCGAGGCCGCGGCACCGGCCCATGCGGCCAATACGGATCCATCCATTGATTCTTCTCCTAACTGTTCGGCCCGCACGTCGGAAATGCGGGATGACACCGATTTTAGGAGAGGGCCGGGCGGTTCTCCTAACGCCGCCCGGCATCACATACGCAAAGGAGGCGCGTGATGGAAGACGATACGACGTTCGCTGCGCTCGCTGAGGTCCTGAAACCGATGAACACGACGAAGGACATCGCGGACCGTTGCGGCATCAAGGAGGGCACCTTGGCGTACTGGCGTGGTGCGGGAATCGGTCCGAAGTTCGTGAAGGTCGGACGGACCGTCATGTATCCGAAGGAGCCGATGATCGCCTACTTCAAGGAACACCTCTACCAGAGCACATGTGAATACGAGGGAAAGGAGTCGGCATGAAAACGATTCGCAAGGCCTGCGTGCAGGCAGTGTTCGACGAGTTCGAGACCCAGGGCGAACTGGTCCACCCATTCAAGGACGTGGATGCGGAGGCCATGAGGCCTCTCGGCCACATCGTCGGATACGTCGACCTTGACGTCACCGGAATCGTGGATCTCATCGTCGACACGATCAACAAGGAGCTGTGATGGCACTCAGGAGAATCGACGTGGAAACGCTGCTGACGCCACCCGAACCGCCGAAGGCGAGCATCGTCATGCTTGGCATGAGCGGATACGCGGTTCGCATCAGTCCGAAAGGCGGGGCCCAACTCGTGGAACTCCTGCCCGACGGCGCCTGCACGCTCGCATCCATCACCGCGGGCGAGCTTGAGACATTCGACTACCAACTCCACAACGAAACGGGAGGCACCAGATGACCGACAACGATTTCCGTATCGAGGACCGGAAGGAACGCGAGGCGAAACGGCCGAACTATCCGCTGCGCAGGGTCAAGTTCCTGCTCGCGGTCGTCGGCCTCGTCGCCAGCGTGACGCTCATGCTCACCTGGCATGGCGGTAGCCTTGTGGGCGCGCTTGTGGTCGAGGGCGTGTATCTCGCCACCGCGTTGTGGCTGGTGGTGCGGTTCGCGTCCAGGGACGACGGCATGGAGGAGGACAGTGATGCCTAGCGGCGCGACCAGCCTCCAACTGCACGCGAAGTACGCTCCGGTCAACCGTGGCAGCATCCGCTACGGCGCATCCCGAAGCCACGGCCACCACACTTCGCCGAAGACATGGAGCCAGGAGACCGGCATCGACCTCGACCGGCTCATCCACGACGAACGCGAGTACATCACGCGGATGAGACGCCGCACCCGGCGTGACATCGACGTGAAGCCACGCATCCAACGCGTGTACGAGACGACCGTCGCACTGCAGATGGAAGGGGTGACGCCCAGCAGCCACAAGGTGGCCTCACGGCTCAACATCCCCCGGAGCACCGTGATGGGCGACGTGCACAGGCTCGCCGGCATGGGATTGCTCGTCAACGCGCGGACCCGACGCGGAGGCTTCCTCGCCACCGGCAGAACACCCGATTGGAGTGACCTGGATTGAGTCTCGAAACATTAAGCCTGCCGGAATGGCCAATGGTGTGCGAACTCACCGTGCCGGGAGACCCGCAGTCGAAAGGCCGTCCACGCGTCTACCAGGGACACGGCATCACCCCGGCGAAAACCCGGGAGGCCGAGAACCGCGTGTACTCGGAATGGCGCAACCAGTATCCCCGCCTGCCACCCTACGAAGGGCCAGTCTGCCTGACGCTCACATTCTGGACGGCCACACGGCGCGGACGCGACTGGGACAATCTGGCGAAACTGTTCACCGACGCGTTGAACGGCGTCGCCTACATGGACGACCGGCAGATCATCGAAGCCAGCGTGCACGTGCATCGTCCCGACCAGTACGTGCTTGGCACGCACGGCAGGCCACGCAAACGGAAAAGCGGCGATCCGCTCACATGGCACGGCCAGCCATACACGCCACACACACAGGCAAGCATCTATTTCAAACAGGAATACATACCCAGATAGGAGAAAACACCATGAAAAACACCAGTGAATACGTTGTGCAGACCCTCATCGACGACGAGGACATGAGCGCCGACCTCGCGAGCCTCTACCCGGCGGCCAGCAAAATCGGCGACGCAGCCGCGGCATTCATCGACAAAGCGGACCAGACCATCGAAAAGAAGGGTCTGATGGGCACGCCTGCCGAAACTGTCGCGAAATGCATCGACATTTGCCAGAACGTCGTCAAGGAAGGCGCGGCCATCAGCCGGCTCCTACGCAATCCAAGGACCTGCAACACCGTGATCATCAGCCGACGGTACGAGGAAACGAATCCCGCCACCGAAGACGACAGCATGACGCAATCGACAGTGGAGGACGTGGAATGAGCAAGCAGATGGGACACATGCCGTACTGCCGCACGTGCGGACCATTGGGGCCGGCCATGCGAACCACGCCCGCGTTCGACGTCGTGGAAACGCACCGACGCTCCTACCCGCACCACCAGACCAGCGTCATCCCCACCAAAACCAGCATCATCGTGAAAGGAACAAGCAAATGAGCGCGCAGAACCTCGAAACATTGGCCAAACGGTACGTGGAACTGAAAAGCCGCATCGCCGACCTGCAGGAAGAAGCCGACGGATTGAAAGCCGAACTCATGGAAGACCGCGAGCCCGGCGAATACGCGGCCGGACCGTTGACCGTGAAAATCCGGAAAGGCAAGCGCAACCTCGATGCCAGAGCATTCGAACGGCGCTTTCCTGTGCAACAGTACGCCGACTGCTATCGGATCCAACCGAAGGCATTGTCCGAAATCGTCAGCCAGGTAGGCGAGCCAGCATTGCGCGGGTGCGTGAAGACCGGTGCGGCAAGTCTGGTGGTCGAATGACGCGCGTTCCAATCAGCCAGGAGGCGGTCGGCCGCGCGCTCAGCAAGACGCTCGACCATTACGACAAGGCGCCCGGATTCATGGACGAAGCCTACATCATCGACACACAAGAGGCGGGGGACTTGGCGGCTTTCCTCTGGGCCCGTCTCGACGAGGAATGCGGAAGGGTGGGATATGAGCTCACAACTCGACCTTGAAACAGTCATGAACGCCAACATGGGCACCGCGCACGTCGATGCCACACCATCCGCTTCGCGGGAATCGGACGAATGGAAGGAAATCCGCCTGATCATCGAGGCGCACATCGCCAACCAGCCACGCAGCCTGCAAAAGGAGATCGGGCCAAGCGAACTCGGCACCGACTGCCTCCACTGCCTCGCCGCCAGACTCGCCGGATGGGAGAAACGCCAGTCGGCCGCATGGCTGCCATTCATCGGCACATGCGTCCACGAACGATTCGAACACCTGTTCAACAAGCGCAAGGACGAATTCACCGTCCCGGACGACGATGGAGGAGAACCATGGGCCGTGAAACGCTTCGAAGCCGAAAGACACGTCGACGTGGGCAGCATCCACGGACTCCACGGCTATCAGCTCATCCACGGCAGCATCGACCTGTACGACGCGGAAAACAACACGACCATCGACTGGAAAATCACCGGCCCCACCACAATTCGCAACGTCAAAGCCAACGGTCCAAGCCAACAATATCGCATCCAGGCGAGCCTGTACGGCATCGGATTGGAAAACGACGGAGAACCCTGCAAAAGGAACGCCATCTACTTCCTGCCCAGGAACAGCGTCAGCCTGGCCGACGCACTGCCGATCGAATTCGACTTCGACCCGAAACCCGGACGGTGGGCGCTCAGCCGCGCGCAACTCATCGCCAACCTCCTCGACCTCATCGAACAAGAGGATGGAACCGAAATGCGCGACGCGTGGATACACGCTCTGCCAACCAGTCCGACCCACTGCTTCCAATGCGGCAGCTGGCCGGACGACCAGCTCGGACAACTATCCGAACTCAACGAAAACCAATATCCGGCATTGCCGGACAAATGGCGGCAGGCCATCGGCCTGCTGGAATCCACCTACAGGAAAACAGAAAGGTAAAAAACACAATGTTCGGAACGCAAAACTATGGTGGCGGATTCACTCAGCAAGGCGGAGCCAGCTACCGGCCACAACAGGCGCAGCAGCAGTCCGCCGAATCGTTAAGCCTTGACGACGTGATGCAGGGCGGCGCGCCCAGCGCGTTCAGCAAGGACGATCCGATCGGCACCAGCGTGGAAGGCGAGATCGTCGAAATCCGCGCGGAACAGCAGACCGACTTCACCACCGGCGAACCCCTCTACTATCCCAACGGCAAGCCGAAGCCGCAGGTCGTCATCCACCTGCAGACCACACTGCAAGACCCAAATCGCGTCGGAGACTCCGGCATTCGAGGCGTGTACGTAAAAGGCTACAACATCGGCCAATTGCGTCTCGCATGCCGTCAGGCTGGAGTCGGCGACCATCCGAACGTCGGAGACCACTTGAAAGCCACTTTCGCCCGCACCCAGCCCGCGAAGACCCGCGGCTACAACGACGCGAAAATCTACGACTACGTCGTCACACCGAAAAAGACGGCCGACTTGAACACCGCGATGAACGACCCGCAGGCCGCAGCCCCGCAACAGTATGCGCCGCAGCCGCAGTACGGCCAGCCAGTCACCATCGGCCAGCCCGCAGGCCTGACCATGCAGGAACGACAGCAGGCCGCCCAACTGCAGGCCGCCGGAAAAAACGTGCAGGAGATAGCCGGACTGCTCGGCAAAACGGTCGACCAGGTCGTCAACGCGCTCGGCGCGGGCAGCGGACAAGAGCCTGAATTCTAAAAAATAGGAAAACGTCCCCACCACATCCCTGCAGTGACGTCTCGCTAATCGAAAACGTCACTGCGGGGACGTGGTGGACACAGGGGGACATAGGCAAAGTCCACCCAAAAAGGACGAAAAATCAACCATATATAGAAAAAGGACAAAAGGACAAAGTGTTTTATATATATGTCTTTTTTGTTGTTTTTTGTGTTGTGTGTATAGGGGAGTAACCGTCCCCGCAAAAAGGAGGTGAAAAATGAGAAACTACAGCAAATACTCGCCCATTCCCACTGAAGACCTGCCAGCGCAATTCGCGGGAATCTTCCACCTGCTCGCACTCACCTTCGCGCCGGCGAACGACCGCACGATCATTGCGACCATCGATGGCCGCAACCTTGAACTTATCTGCGATGGTGGCGATACTGCCACCGAACATCGCAAGAAAATCCCAGTCGTGGCCGCCGGCTATCAAAAAGCCATCTGGGAGCTCCGCGAAGGGCATCTTCGCTACTGCCCGTCACAGCAAAGGCTCTGGCGTCGAGACCCAGACACGTCCGACCATGAGGGCGAAAGGCTCATCCTCAATTCATGGCATCCCGTGAAAACCATCGAGGATGAATACCATATCGGCACGAACGCGCGCAGCAGTGAGCGTAATCCGCTCTACAGTGCGACGATTCTTCGCGAGGCGAAGCGAAGCCAATGGTTCGACCAAGTCGAACGCGGCGTGCGCTGCGACCCATGCGTGTGGGTGCGCCGTGAAGGAAGAATCGTCTGTCTGCAGGATGAGCCGGATATTGCGGTCACGCAGACATTCTCACCGGCAGGAATGGGCAATCAGGCATTGAGGGATGCGAAGCGCATTCTCGAATGGTTGACCGTCGATGAGAAGTCCTGCGCGAATCTTTGCCGAATGTTCGCGACGCCATGGCTTGAGCCATTCAAACAATTGTCATACGTACTGTCTGGTCATGGTGGTGACGGGAAAACGCTGATCGCCCGCCAGGCGATCCTTGGCGTGCTTGGAGTCGGGAAAGTGTTTCCTGGTTTCAGTGTGCAGGGCTATTGCACTGGCGGTGGCTACACTCTGGGGCGCGAGTCGATGAATGATGAGATGGACGGCAAGGCTTTCGCCATTGACGATGAGGCTTGCGCTGTCACGGAGGACATGCTGCCATTGCTGCGTGCACTCTCGACAGGCTCGCAGGTGAACGCCCGCGTCACGGGCGGCCGTTATCGTGTGATGACGCCATCGGCCACATTGCTGATTCTGACGAACATGCAGTTCGCCGATTCAGGCGAGAATTCCGATACGCGTCGTTTCATTAAGGTCGAATTCCACCAGTCGAAAGGCCGCTCGTATGACGAATATCATGCGATCGAGGGGTTCTGCCATCGACATCCCGCAGCGTTCTTCGTGCTGTCGTGCCGCTTGTGGGAGCGTTCGGATGAGCCGGAGATTGTGAATCTTAGTCCTGCTCGCACCATCAGTGACGAGATGTATTGGCTGATCAGTGAGATCGCGTCGAACGATGAACAGTATGGCGTGCCAGTCGCTTCCAGGAACGACTATCGCAAGGAGTTTCACACGGCGGTGCCGCAGTCTTTGATGGACGTGCTGGGCTTGGAGAATTCGAAGACCAAGGCGCTGCCGGGCAGTCAATGCCGTGTGGTGCGCGTCGCCGACCAGAATCGCTTCGAAGTGTATCGCAAGGCCGCTCTCGATAACGAGACGGAGCCTGCCGACACTTGGTGGCAGACGGCATTGTCGAAGCCGAACCGCGACAGTCTTAAAACGTTGGATGATGTGGGCGACTGTCATGATCTGGCCGGCATCGTCGAATCCGCGTTGGCTGGCAATGTCGGTTTCGCGCCATGCGAGGGCAAGGCGCGAAAGACTGGTGGTCCGGTCGATGGGAAGGTGTCGCTGTCGTGGAAGCGGTTGAATCCGTCGGACGAGAGCCACACGGATTCGACTTTCATCACCGACAAGATGACTCGTTATGCCGTCATTCCGCTTGGCGACTGTTTCGTCATCGATTGTGACAAGCCTTCTGAGGCTGATGGTCCTGATGGGTGGCAGTGTCTGCAGGCGTTGGCTGGCGATTACGGTTCCCAGGCGTTGCCGGCCACGTTGGTGACCAGGACTCCGCATGGCGTGCACTTGTATTATCGCATGCCGGCAGGCATGGATGTGAGCTTGCTGAAGAACGCTGTGCATGAGCAGAATCTGCCAATTGACCTGCGCGTCAGCAACAAGGGCTATGTGATTGGTCCGGGCAGTGTCATCGATGGGAACCGGTATGAGCTGGTTGATCTGCCGGCGGGCGTGGTGCCGGAGGCGAGTGATGCGGTCATGCGCATGCTCAAGGATTTCGGATACACGAACGAGCCAAAGCAGGAGGCTCCGTCGTTGAGCCTGGACGATGTCATGGCCGACAGGCCGGCCGCGTCCCGATCGCATGGCGTGCCGGACATGAGCCCGGTGCCGGAAGGCCAACGCAACAGCACATTGCACGCCTGGGCGTACGGAAGGCTGAAGAACCATCCGGAGAACGAACGGCAGATCCAGGCCGATCTGTTCCAGCGTGGCCGTGTGAGCGGTCTGCCGGACGGCGAACTCGACCAGATCTGGAAATCGATCAAACGAAGCCTCGGATAAGGGTAGGAATCATGATGGGAATCATCCGAAAACTCGGTGGTCTTCTCGATGAGGTGTCCGGGCTCATCCTGGGATTCGTCATGCTGATGCTTTTCGAAACAGCTTGGAAGATCACCGACCTCGTCGACTGGTGGCGGGATGAGTCGTAAACCACCATTGTGGATGCGCCGGCTCGCGCCGCCGGGCAATCCGGCGCACCTCGTGCCGGCCGTCTGCTCATGCGGACGGTGGATCTTCAGCGAACGTGACGTGGTCTGGCAGTCATGGGACGCCGGCATCATCGCCGGCGACGACCTGGTCACCGCGATCATCCTCGGCCGGCAGCTCATCCGGATCCGCCGCATCGCGCAGACGGACACGATCAGATTGGAGACGGTCGCGGGACCGCTCGGCATCAGCCCGGACGGAATGTATCTCGGCGCGCATGAATGCGGGCTCATGCCCATCAGCGTCAAACCCGCCGACATGAGCGGAAGTGAATTCCACTATTCGACCCTTGAGGGGTTCCCGACGATGCGGCCGGATCCCGACAATCCGGACCCGTGGGCGGGAATACCCGAAATGGAACTAATGTTCGATTCAGGATGGCCGAAATGCTAGAATCGCAACATATGGGCGAAAAACGGGAAGCAACCACAACATGTAGTGTGTGTGGCGGGGAGTGCCGTATCCAAGCCACGATGTGCGACAAGTGCGAGAACACTTTGAGGGGATGGATCCACGACTATCCCATCTGGATCCACGCCCTGCGCGAGTTCCTGGATTCGACGGCGCATTACGGAGGCCACCAGCCTGGACGTGTTAACCTGCCGTCCGCGCCCACGCCGATCAGACTCTCGGTCGTTGACCATCTGCAGGAGATCGAGGATGCGGTGACGGCGTTGTGGTGTCGATTGTATGCGCCGCCGGCCATGCCATGGGCCACAAGCATCGCGGTCCCGCCCATCGTCGACAAGCTCAAGGCATGCTGGTCATGCCAGCGGTTGAACCGACTGCCGGACATCGGTTTGATCTGGCATGACTGGCAGCGGTTGGCGCGCAAGACGATGAGCATCATCGACGTGCCGCCATCCAGGCACGGCATCGGCAGGTGCCTGAATCCTCTGTGCGGCGTGGAGCTGAGTGCGGAGGTTGGAGCGGTAAGCGTCGACTGTCCGGTGTGCGGCAACACTTACCGCGTGGTCGACGTGCGATTGGGGTTCCTGCGGGAGTGCATCGAATCGGGCAGGGCATTCACGGCGGGGGAGTGCGCGGAGCTGCTGCGCGAATGCGGGTTCCAGTGCAGCGTGAACACGATCTACTCGTGGCGCAAGCGCGGCAGGATCCAACCGGCCGGCAGAAACGAGAAGGGACAGCCGCTGTACCGCCTGTCCGACGTACACGCGCGCCTCGCCCGGCATGACGTGATTTGACATTTTTCAAAGTGCAAGGCAGAATTGTCAGTGGATTAAAGGGTTCAAACCGGAAAACGGTTTGAACCCTTTTCATATCCACCGATGGATTCTCCTAACTCCTTGGGTTATATCCCGTCCTGTCCGAACGGCATATCGGACACGCTCCGCCCACTCCCGTCAGAGTGGGCATACCTCAATGTGGCAGGCAAGCCAATCCCGTGCTTCCGTGATGCGGTGATGCTCAAATCCGCCTGCCGGTATGCCTTCGTAGGAATCAGTGGTAGATCGTACCGGCCGCGAGTCTTTATTGGATTCTCTTCCTTGTGGCCGCGTGTGGACGCGGGTTCGAATCCCGCCGAAGGCACCCATGAAACAAATCCGGGGTAGGGGTATTGACAATCCGGGAGGGGTATTCGCAGATGATGGGGAGCCCCTACAAGACACGGGAGTGTCCATATACGGGAGCCCCTATACCGGCATTCCAGCAAGCCAACGGCGAAGATAGTCATCGGCAAATCCACGGCACCCCGGGGCTCATACATGCGGGGAGGCCACATGAGCAAGCGGCGCAACGAGCGTGTCAGCAACGGCTGGCGGCGCAGACAGCTCAGGGCAAGAGTCCTGGCCGCATACGATGTGTGCGCCATCTGCGCCCAGCCGGTCGACAAGACATTGAAGACACCACATCCGATGAGCGCTGAGGTGGATGAGCTCATACCGGTCTCACGCGGCGGTGATCCGTACAGCTTCGCGAACTGCAGGCTCACGCACCGCATCTGCAACAGGATGAAGAGCGACAAGACCGACGAACACGCACGAGCGCTGCTGGCCGGCAAGCAGACCATCAAACCAAGCTCGATGCCGTTCAAAACGTTCGGCATCTGACCCGATACCAGGGCAGGGTACCCGGCCATACCCCCTTGTGGTCGCCTCGGGTGCAGTGCCGATATCCCTCCCGGAATGCAAACGTCGGAAACAGGGGAAACAACGAAAGGTCGGAAAGCGAGGGAGGCGCCGATGAAGTGCGAGCTCTGCGGCAAGGAATTCCAGCCATCCGGCCATGGGCGGCCGCAGAAGTACTGTTCCAAGTCCTGCCGCCAGAAAGCCGATTATCGTCGGAAAAAGAACAGGCCCGCACGGGACCGGAACGGTAAGCCGCCCGTCAAAGCCGTGGAAACGAAACAGAAGCCGGAAAGGGATCTCGACCAGCGGAGC